AGTTCATCAGTGAGGGAACAACTTTAGGCTGGCAGGCGGTGAAACATCCTATTCCAGACTGTGACAATGCAACCACCAGCAAACTTCTTTATGACGTAACGACTAACACCTATACCTGTGGCACTGACCAGACCGGCAGCGGCATAGCGGTCAATGATACCTCTGTCACCATTTCAGACACCGGCACCGGGTCAAGTATCACGACAACCGTGGACAATGTGCCGGCAGCGATCTTCTCCGCAAGCACATATGGAATTGGCACTATAACACCACAGAAGGGTGTTGATATTTACGGGGGGGTAGATACGCGAGAGTTCATGGTGAGAAGGGAGAAGACTCTTGCCTCCGGCGGTGGGCTGGTCTACCTGTTCCACAACAACGCTAAGTCTGGGCCTGATTTTGTGTTGCCGAGCGCAGCAGATCGCTTGGGAGGTCTTGTCTTTGGTTCATTTTCCGGTACGGAATCAGCAGCAACAGCTAGAAACGGTGGTGCAATATTGGCATATGCAGAAGATGAATATGTTGGTGGAACCGATCACAGTACTAACATCCGATTTGAAACCACCCCTGTTGATTCAGCGACCAGAGCCGAAAGGCTGCGAATACAAGCAGATGGAAAGCTGAGAATGTCAAATCAATCAGCCCCCGCTACCACCACAACAGCTTGCACCGCTGGCACGTTTACCTTTGTCAATGACTATCTATACCTTTGCACTGCTACCGACACATGGAAACGCGTGCAGATAACCGGGACTTGGTAACAGTAACACCCCACCATCACCGTGGAGGACGCATGGTGGCGGATAACGACACTTCAAACACTGTGAGGACACCATGAAAAAGACTAAGCCAAAACCGAAGCCAGCGCCGAAACCGAAGCCCAAAACCTACTACGCCTAAAGGAGCCGCTGATGCCGCCGACTAAAGATCATCTCTGCCAGGAACATTCAGGCATCCTTATGTGGATGAAAATCAACGTTGCCATTGGGACAGTAGCCGTAGCGATGCTGGGTTACTCGTCGTTCGTTCAGGTGCCGAACCTTCGATACGACTTGGCGAAGGAAATGATGCAGATGGAAACCGACCTGAAGAATGAAGTCCAAGCAATCAAGGACCGGGTATCTATTCTTGAAACTAAACTGAGGTGACATTATGTGCCTGAATCCCTGTGAACATCAGCGTCGATACGGTTGCTGTCTAAGAGATTGCCCCAACTGGATACCGCCAAAATGAAAGCCGTCCCGCTCGCTATAGCAGAAGCCGTCAACCTCTGCCACATGGCGCGGGATTGGGCGTATGGGCCGGGGGAGCATCAGATTGTTGATCGGTGCGAACTGTTGCTACAGATGGCGATTGACGAGTTGTTGGAGATGAAACGTGACCCTAAAAATGTTCCACTGCGAACATCACAACTATGACAGATGGGTGCATTGCGACTGGAAGGAGTGCAAATAGTATGAGCAGGATAGACAGTCTCGAACCGGAGTTTGCGGAGAAGGTCAAGGCGCTGATAAAAGCAACGGAGATGGCGACGCAGCTTAAATGGGTCATCACTTCTGGCAGGCGCACGATGGCGGAACAACTCAAGCTGTATAAGCAAGGAAGGACGGCACCGGGGAAAGTTGTGACCAATGCTCGTCCCGGTTCATCGGCTCACAATTTTGGACTTGCCGCCGACCTTGCCCCGATGCGGAGAGATGGCCGTATCTGGTGGGAAGCGCCTAAGTCGGTATGGCAGAAGATGGCCGATATTGCGCGGGAGATGGGAATGGTGTCGGGCTTTTATTTCAAAACTATTTACGATGCGCCTCATGTCGAAGATGCCGGATGGAAAACGGTACAAGCGAAATGGAAAGCTGGGGAGATTCACGTAGCATGAGCTACTGCCCACACCACAGACGCAACAAAGCGCATGGCATGGAGCCGTGCTGCAAGTATTGCCAATGGAGGGATGAATGATGAAGATAGCGTTCCGCAAGAAGTGCCACACCATTTACAGCCGGATTATCTGTTTCTGGACTTTTGGCAAGTACTCTCATTCGGAAATCGTCTTCTCCGATGGCAGAAGTTTTTCTGCTGACGAGTCTGATGGTGGGACGCGCTGGAAAGACGGGATAATGACCGATGACGAGTGGGACTTCATCGACATTCCTTGCAACAAGACTCAGGAGAAGGAAATCCGTAAGTTCTGTGAAGGAGAAGACGGACTGAAGTACGACATGGTAGGCATCGGCTTTTCCTTCCTTCCCATTCCTATTGGCTGGCAGTCGGCAGAAAAGTGGTTTTGCTCAGAGATATGCGCGGCGGCGTTGCAACAGATTGGCTATTTGGTGGGCTACACTCCTTCGAGGATCAGCCCGAATAAACTGTACTCCCTGCTCAAGAATGAACGGCGACTTCGTATTAAGTCGTTGCCGTTATCGCTTCTGCTTATTGCCCTCACTGGCTGCGCTTCCGTCGCCTGTCCAAAAACCGTCCAGGTTGAGGCAGGAACCGGCGTGAGACATGAGGTGGGGGAAAGCCCTATTAAAACCAACACGGCCATTGTACGGGCCACATGGGAGTTGAGGAAATGAAATACGTAATCGTTGCACTACTTCTCTTGGTAACTTCTGGTGCATATGCCGAATGGGAAGGTTTCAAGTTTGTCAACGAAGATAGGCATACCTGTGAGTATGAAAACGTGACGCGCCTTGTAAACGAAGGCGATGCCGCCTGCACTCACGATTGGGTTTATGAGCCGGAAAGCATTGGCCCTAGTGTAGTGTATGCCGTCTATTGCACCTGTGGTTGCCCCGGCGAAGGGCGCAACAAGATATGCAGAAAATGTCTCAGGAAGGTCAATGAGAACACTGTGGGAAGAATGGTAGCGCCAGAAGAATCCGAATACAGCAAACTGAATCGACTGATAGAAGGTGTGAAATGAGATGGCTACTGATAGCGACACTCCTTGCCGGATGCGCCTACAATTCACAGACCGTCAATGCTTATGGAAGTCTCGTCTATTGTCACGGCACGGTTGATAAGCCTGTTGACGTGAGCACTGAACTCAAGGGCAACAAAGTAACTCCTATACCGTAAAGGACAGACCATGAACGAATCATTCAGGTACGACAAGGGATTGGGAGATGCCGCGATTTACATGAGGCTCCTGAACAGTTCAGGCGAGTTCTACGACTTCCTGGCTACATCGTTTGTCTCGGTGGAAACCGCCAACTGTCAACTCCTGATGACGGAGTTCCCCGACAGTTCAACGGAACAGTCCTGGTACTATACAACCTTTGATTCTCCTGCCGGGGGGCCGTTTGCTATTGAGATTGTCTTAGTCTCGACCAGTGAAGTCATCGGTTACGATACGGTCTTCTCTTCGACTGAAGCAAGCGAGGCGGGGGAAACGTCTATCGGGGATCTTCTGGACATCGTTATCGGAAGGTTTGCGAAAATCAACAAGCCGCCGATGATCGACTTCCTGACTGCGGCGAACATGACGATGGACATTATCTACCGCAGGCTGATGACAAAGAAATCCGAACTCATCCTGGGGTCTTTCTCTCAGGCGGTCTTAGCGAATGCGTCAACCGTGACGCTGCCAACCGATTTCCAGGGGTTTTTTGAGCGTCCCTATATCTCAGGGTCAACCTGGCATCTCGACCCGTTACCGGGCGAATATCGCGCTTCCTTAACGACTGCCGGCAGACCTCAGTTTTACGAATTGAGGGGAACGACGATGACCCTCTTCCCGACGACGAGTGCTGCTTTGACTATCGTCGGACAGTATTACAAAAAGCCGGTCAAGTTTACCGCGTTGACCAACGTCATTCCTTACAATGGCCTGATTGATAACGTCTTGCAGGAAGGCATCATTGCAGTCGGCATGACCGGGATGGGCGCGTTACTCGACGCTCAATTCCAGGCAATCATGAGCAAGATGATTGACGAGATCCTTGCCTTCAGATCTCCGCGAACCGTCAGATTCCACTACACCTATGAGAACAGCCAACGTATGCGGGGCGCACACCCTGACTACTTCAACGTATGAGGTAACTAATGGCGACGATTACCGCAGAATCAGTGATGAACAAGGCAAGGAAGATCCTTAATGATGCGGGGTCTGTGAGGTGGGATAACGCTGATTTGTTGGGCTGGTTAAATTCCGGACAGAAGGAAATCGTCCTGTATAAGCCGAATGCGAATACCGAGACTGCCGTCATAACTATGGTCGAGGGGAGCGTCCAGACTGTCACTGGTCTTCAGTTCATCAGGATCATCAGCAACGTCGCGTCAAATGGGACGACAGCCACAAGTGTTCCGAGTCCGGTTGAACAGTCGGTGCTGGATGGACTTTACCCGAACTGGATGGCCGCGACTCCGAACGCGACCCCCAAGTATTACTGCTTCGACCGGAAACTGCTGAAGACGTTTTTTGTCTATCCGCCGCAACCTGCTTCTCCCGGTAAGGTGAGAATCCTTCAGTCGGCGGCTCCTGCGGTGATTCTTATCGACAACATCTCTTCGGGAATGATTCTCGATGACATCTACGAGACGCCTCTTATTGATTACATCGTCTATCGGGCCTTCTCCGAAGATACCGAAGTTCTCGATGCTGCCAAGAGTGATGCGTTTTTCCAGAAGTTTGTCGCAGCAATGGGCGGTAAGGCTCAAGCCGAAACCATTGGAGAGATGAATGCGAATTAGGCTGAAGCCTTTTGGCGGGATCATCCCGAAAGCCGACCCTCACTATCTACCCGACTCAGCGGCAGTGACGGCGCAAAACTGTAAGTTCACGTCTGGTTCTCTGGAAGCGTGGAAGAACCCCTTGACGGTGAACACTCCCTTGAAAGTCGGGACGAAGACCAGCATCTATCTCTACGAAGATCAATACTGGCTGCATTGGGTTGATCTTGATGTAAACGTCGCTAAAAGTCCGATGGCGACCGACGCTTTTAAAAGAATCTACTGGACCGGCGACGGCGCTCCGAAGATGTCGGTTCTGGAAGCGATAACCACCGGAGGAACGGCGTACCCGAACAACTCCTACTTGTTGGGTGTCCCGGCTCCGGCGATGGCCCCGACCGTCTCGGTAGTGGGGAGTATTACCGATCCCGACCCGACGCTTGTGGAGTCTCGGGCTTACGTTTATCGGTACGTCTCGGCGTATGGCGAAGCTGGCCCTCCGTCTTCTGCTTCCGTAACCGTTGACGTTGCTCCCGGTCAGAGCGTTGACATCACCAACATGAGCGTGGCCCCTGTCGGCAACTACAACATAGCGACGAAGGAAATCTTCCGGTCGAATACGGGAAGTTCCGATACAGCCTATCAGTTGGCCGGTTCAGTAGCGGTGGCGACAACGACCTTTTCAGACACGGTAGACTCAGCCGACCTGGGCGAAGTCTTGGACAGTCTCTTGTGGGACGTTCCACCGACTGACTTGAAAGGCTTGATTGCCCTGCCGAATGGCTGTCTTGCCGGTTACTCAGGGAACGAACTCTGCTATTCGGTCCCGTATCAGCCTCATGCGTGGCCTCTTAATCAGAGATGGCCGGTAGCGGATACCATCATGGGTATTGGGTCGTATGGCATGACGGTTCTTGTCACGACAGACGGTGCTCCCTGCATCGCAACTGGTCAAGACCCGACCGACGTGACTATTGAGAGACTTGAAAATGGTTACGCCTGTACGCTGAAACTCGGTGTCGTGGACATGGGCTATGCCGTTGCCTATCCTTCGACCGGAGGCTTGATGTCTGCCGGGGTCAATGGGGTGGAACTGATTACCAGGGACATTCTTTCCAAAGACGATTGGCAAGCGTTGGGTCTGACGAAAGCCTACTTCTACGGAGGGCTTTACATCGGTTTCGGAACGACGACTTTCATCTTTAATCCCGCGACGAAAGACCTGGCGACTCTTTCGGGAATCACGGCGACGGCAGGCTTTCATGATCCCGCGACCGGCGAACTCTATCTTATGGTGGGGAGTAACATAGTCAAGTGGGATGCCGGGGTCGGGTATCTGACCTATACGTGGAAGTCGAAGCCGTTTGTCTCCGAGAAACCGATCAACATGAGTTGCGCGAGAGTCTATGCCGACACCTACCCTGTGACGTTGAAACTCTATGTAGACGCGACGTTGAAGCATACACAGACTGTCTTGAATAATCTGGTCTTTAGACTGCCTTTAGGCTTTCGTGGTACGGAGATTGCCGCGCAAGTCGAAGGAACTGTCAACGTCTATGCCGTGGACATTGCCGAAAGCGTTGGGGAAATGAAATGAGCCTACCCGACCTCCCTACCATACCGTCGAGTCAGGAGCCGAATACCAGACGGGCGCTTGACATGCTCCGCGTCCTCTTCAATTCGCTAAAGAAGAAGGGGGGCTTGGTAGCGGTCAATGACTTGGTGAATGCGGGACTGGTGGACTCTTCACTTCAGGCGACTGGTTCCGAGTATGACGGCGCGATCCCCCCCGCTATCGTCGGTTTGACGGCGACAGGAGCGTTCCGAACCATCATCCTGGAGTGGGATGCGGTGAACTTCAGAAACTACGCCTACGTCGAGATTTGGCGCTCTACGACTAATGACTTGGGAACTGCGGTAAAGATCGGCACGACGACAGCAACGCTTTACTCCGACCTTCCGCCGAATGCGTCAATGGCCGTGAACTATTACTATTGGGTGCGGGTCATTAGCCGGTCGAACATAATTGGACCCTTCAACGCGACTTCAGGGACTTCCGCAACGACTGCCAATGACCCTGCGTATGTCATCGAAATCCTCGAAAACCAGTTGACCGAAAACGAACTGTACGGAGATTTGCAAAGCAGAATCAACCTCATTGACACGACAGGGACCGGTCTTATTGACCGGATGATTTCCGTCGAGGCAGGGGTGGAGACTGCCCTTGCCAACGGAATCACGACCGCGCCTTTTGATGTGAATGAAACCTACATCGTGGGTGCGCTCGTTTCCTATGACAATTCAATCTACAAATGTATTCTCGAAATCAACACGCCTCCCGCGCCTGTCCCGACGAACGAAACGTATTGGGTTCTGATTGGGAATTACGCGACTCTTGCTGACATGGTTTCGGCACAAGCGGCGAGTCTTACGTCTCTGGATAGCGAAGTAGATGGCATCGGCAGTACGGTTGCCGCTCATTCAGGGTACATCACGGCGCTTGAAACAACTGTCAACGACCCCGCTACCGGAGTAACTGCGACATCGGGTGCCTTGACGACTCTCACTTCAAGAGTGACCAATACCGAGAACACCAACACGTCGCAGGGTTCAGCTATCACGGCGCTTGAGTCCACGGTGAACAACGGGACTACTGGAGTGACCGCGACTGCTTCTGCATTGTCTACGCTGACAACAAGAGTGACTAATGTAGAGGGGGTGAATACTTCTCAGGCATCAAGCATCTCTTCTCTTACATCATCCGTAAGCTCAAACGCGGCAGCTATCATCAGTGAGGCGAGCACTAGAGCAAGTGCAGACAGTGCCTTGTCGTCGTCTGTTTCGACGCTTCAAAGCACGGTTAGCGGTCACACTACTTCCATTCAGACCAACGCTACTTCAATCGACGGCATCCAAGGCAAGTACACCGTCAAGATCGACAACAATGGGTATGTGACCGGCTACGGGCTGATTTCGACGCTGAACAACGGAACGCCCACTTCCGAGTTTGCCGTTGTTGCGGATAAGTTCACAATCGCCCCGGTGGCGACGAATGGCGATGCAGATGATGGTTCGCCCTTCTTTCATTTGACAACTACCACGACTGTTGACGGGGTGAGTCTGTCTGCTGGCACGTACATGAAGACCGCGTTTATTGGTGATTTGACTGTAAAGAATGCGAAGATTGCCAACGAAGCGGTAGACACTTCTAAAATTACTAACCTTGCTGTTACTACCGCAAAAATGGCCGACCTTGCGGTGACGACTGCAAAGATGGTTGACGCTGCTATAACTACAGCCAAAATAGGCGATGCTCAAGTAAATACACTAAAAATAGGAGCGAACGCTGTTACCGTACCTATCGGCGTAGCATACGGTCCTGAATCTAAGGTTGCCAACTGGACTTTTTTGAATGCTACGGTCTGGACTACGCTAACATCAGCAACTATTTCTTCTGAAGGCCAGCCGGTACAAATACTTGTATCAGTTGTTACTGACAAATCGCAATATACACACTTTCGGATTGTGAAGGATTCCGATGCGTCAGTGCTTTACGATAGTCTGTCAATAACGGGAGTTGTGTCTACGACTACGGTGGTAAGGTTGGATGTTTCGCCAGCGTCGAGTGAGACGTATACCGTCCAGTATTTGTCAAGTTATTCAGTGTTGGGAGGCGGGTCGCAAACTCTATCCCTCAGAGTCTATATTGGTCTATTAGGAGTGAAGCGATGAAAGCCGCAATCTATAAAATATCGACAGGGGAAATACTGCGGTTTGTCATCTGTCCACCAGACCATGTTTCGGTGCAATGTCGAGAAGGCGAAGAGTTCTTCCTGAATTGCCCAAAGGATGCCACGCATATAATAAACAACACACCAGCCACAATAGAGCCGGTCATTCCAATCGAAACAATTAAGTCTGAGCGTTTGACGCGCCTCAAAAACGCACGTGATGCCGAAGAAAGCGGCGGCTTTACTTTCATGGGTAAAGACTTCGACTCCGATCCTCTCTCTATCCAGCGCATCACCGTAACTGCAATGGCCGCACAAGGGTCCGAACTGTCGATTGACTGGACGTGTAAAGATGGGACGACTGCAACGCTCAACTCTGCACAACTCAAAGGGATGCTTGTTACTATGGTGCAACGCGGAGATACAATACATAAGAAGTGGCGGCAACGGAAACAAGCCGTCCTGTCGGCAAGCACAAAAGAAGAAGTCGAGGCGATTACATGGTGATGTTTGACCTCTACATGGAAGTTTTCAGTTTCCTCAAGTCACACGAAGGGGTATACGTGGTGACGAACAAGACCTGTTTTGAATTGATCGATTCCTTAATCAACAACAGGTTCTTTCTTGAGCGAGACGAGAATGGCAATATCGTGACCTTCTGCAACTACTGGAAGATAGATGACGTGGAAACCGCGAGGAATGGTGGCCGACCTGAGAACGTAGAAAATGGTTCAGTCCTGTTCATAGTCGATTGTGCCAGTACGATAGGTCTGCGACTGAAAGACTTTAAAAGGTACTGCAAGGGGATGAAAGGGGCGGCGTGGTTCCATAAGACTATAGAGCCGTCCAACTTCAGGTTTTACCAGTTAAAAGGAGCCGCGCTATGATGACGCACAATGTTTTCCTTGCCTTCACTTGTTATGAAAGAATGATGGAGCGGTGCATCTGTTTCAAGGGCGGTTCCAAAGAGATTCCCGAAACTGCGGCACAGGTCGAAGCGGCGAAAGTCGCCATTGACCAGTACAACGTCTATATGGAATCGTACCGGCCTTTCGAGAGAAAGTTCATTGCTGACGTGATGAAGCCGACCGCAGTCAAAGAAGGTAAGGCGGCGGGTCAGGTCAACGCCGACATAGCGCAGAAGGCCGCGATTCCGGCAGGGATGGACCCGAACCGACTGATAAAGAATCCGACCATCGCTTCCAACATGGCCGAAGTCTCCGGCAGGGCAAGAAACGAAGCTGTCCAGAACGTGCAAGACCAGAGAGTTCAGGGGATGCAGGCTATATCAGACATTGGTATGGGGAAAGCGACTGACGCGAAGTTGGGCTTTGAAGGACTAGCAACTGAATCTTTGAGAAAAGCCGTTGGCGAAAAGGCCGCTGACATCCAGGTGAGCAACGCGATTACTAGCGGTGTCATGGGAGTAGCGGGAGCGGGAGCGGCGGGTTATTCCAACTGGAAGAAGCAACCTGAAAACATCGAGGGGAACACGTACTTCCCGAACGTAGGTTATCAAAAGGGGTAAAACATGGCGCAACCTGTTTATATGTATCCTGGCGCTGCCGATTATTCTGCTACCGATTTCTACAACGGGAATCCTCAGTATGCGAAACCGGGAGAGTTTGGAGCCTTGCCCGTCGGTGGGTCAGGGTACAACCCTTTGACTTACGGTGGCAAAGCAGCAGACATGGCCGCGCAAGTTACCAGGGCGACCTATGAAGATTGGAAGAGTACCTACCTCCCTGTCGCGCTGCAAATGATGAACGAAGAAACCGCCTACAACAACCCCGCGCTTGTCTCGAAAGGCGTTACTCAGGCTGTGACCAACGTCAACAAGTCCTTCGACAACGCGGCGGCACAACAGCAGCGCATGGCTTCTCGCTACGGAGTAGGGATTTCCTCCGAACAGCAGGCGGTGAACGACAGGGTGAACAGTGTCAATCGGTCTACCTCAGTCGTGGACGCAGCGAACAGAATCAGACAGAGACTTGCCGACAGAGACAGGGCAATCGCGTTAGGTGGTGTGCCGAATCTTTCGGGTAAGAACATGGGAGGCCAATAATGGGCGGGATACTTGGCACGGGTCAACAGATGCAGGGGCAGGCGATTTCGGGCTTGAGACGGGCATCTGAAGTCGAGTCACAACGGGACGCGGCGAATGAACAGATTGAGGCAGGTGAAAAAGCACAAAAAGTAAATACTACGGCATCTGGTGCAGGCACTGGTGCAGCAATAGGCGCTGGTATCGGTATTGCTCAAGGTGCTGCATATGGTGGGGTAGCTGGTCCTGTCGGTATGCTTGTCGGCGCGATTGCTGGTTACTTACTCAGCGAGGTATTCTAAATGTTCGAGCGAGTCAACCCTGTAACCGAAGGCACCAACGCCTATAAAGCAGTCAACGACATCTTCCGTGGCGACCGGGAAGAACAGAGGGCGATTGCCGAAACTGAATACAACCGCAACCGTCAGGCGAGACTTGACGAGATGAGCGCGGAGAGTCACAAGGCGGCGTTGGAATCGAATGCTCTTGCTCAGGAAACGTCAAGACTCCAGTTGGACAAGTCAAGGAAAGCCGACGAGATTGCAAAAGCCAAAGAGCTTGAGTTTACCATTCGCAAGAATCCTCAAGGCTGGTTTAAAGATCTAGGCTTATCAGATCAAGAAGAAGTCATTGCGGCAACCAAAGGCAACCCTAAGTTTGCGTTTCTGCACACGCCTGAAATGAGACGGTCGCAGCTTGCAAAGATCAGGCAGATTTATGCTGCTATGCCGAATCCTGAAAAACCGCAGTTTGACATGCCTAGTCTTTTAGATGGTCTGAACCACGTCTTTGCGTCTCAGTTGGATAAAGGGACTGATGATAGGGGCGAACCGGCGAAAAAAGAGATTGTCAGTTTCACGATGGACCCTAACGACAAGTCGTTTATCCCTGAACTCAAGGTCACAAGGAAAGATGGCAGTTCATATATTGTCCCAATGACCATTGATCCAAAGACCGGCAACAGAAGTTCCGCCCCTGACAGCATTGTGAAGAAGATCACCATCCCGCAGATAGCTGACTATTTGGGAACGGCGGAAGGGTTGATTAACTTGTTTGAAGCAAAACGAGTCGGTCTTGGTGATGATGAACCGCTGAAACAAGCCATTGCAGATGACAAGACAGCCAAATCGTTTAAAGCCGTAAAGGAAGCCGCACAAGCGTTGCCGGAAGGCCCGTTGCGTGATGCGCTGATAGCGATTGCTCCCGGCGTGGCTTCAGGAGAAATCCCCGGCGCGATTGCCGATACGATGCTTAAAGCGGCGACGAAAACAGAAGAAAAACTTGATTTCAAAGAAGCTGGACATGGGCAAATTATCTGGTTATCAGGCCCAAACAAAGGGAAGAAGGAACGTGTCCCGGTCAAGCCAGACAAAGAAGGCTCCGGTGCCGGTTCCAAGATGGGTGAAGCCGAAGGGAAACTTTACACACAAATGCTCAAGGCGTGGCAGGACATGAAGAAGATTACCAGTCTGCCGGCTGGTTCCAAGACAACCGTTGAAGAGTACGACCCGATCATGCAGACGACGAGAACGAAAGAGGTCACGGTGCAAAAAGAGACAGTCGATGCTGCAAGGGCTATCTATTACGGGCTTGAGAGACGCGGCATGGAGACGTATGGATGGAAGCCGGATGCGACGAGCCTCAATGCGAAACAACCGCAGAAGAAAGCACCGGAAGCAAGAAAGGCAAGTGCAGGAGACGTTGCCGCTGCGATAAAGGGAGCGACGACAAGACAACAGGCTATCTCTCGACTCAAGGCAAAGGGTTTCACTCACGACGAAATGGGAAGGGAAATCTAAATGGGACTGCTCGACTCGTTACCGGATGAAAAGGGCGGGATGCTGGACTCGTTGCCTGATGAACCTGTCGCCAAGGTCGAAAAGCCAAAGCGTTCTCTTATCGGTGAGTTTGGTGCCGGCATCGCTCAAGGGGCGCTGCAACTCCCTCAGATGGTGGGTGGAGTTACCAAGTTGGCCGGCGATGCGATAGGCAGTGAGGCGGTCAGTGCCGTGGGCAAAGACGCCATAAATTACTGGGGAGAGAAACTGAAGCCGTATGGTGCGGAAGTCCCTTCATTCACCGACATTGAAGACGCGGGAGACGCTGCTAAATACGTGGCTCATGGTGTTGGTGCTCTCGTCCCGACCGTCGCTGCGTCCGTTGTCTCTGGTGGCATCGGTGCCGGCCTTGCGAAAGAAGGCGTCAAAAGGGCGATTGCTAAGGAAATCGTCAAGCGCGAACTCAAGCACGAAGCTGTTGACCTCATGGCAAAAGGTGCTGTCAAGGAAACGGTAAAGAAAGCCGTTACAAGGGGGGCAATAGCCGGGGCCGGCGCTGCGAGTTACGGCATGGAAGCAGGGAGTATCTATACCGATCAAGCCGAGCAGGGCATCAAGAAACCGTTGAGGGCGGCGTTGACGGCGGTTCCTGCGGCGGCACTCGATGTCATTCCTGAGTTAAGGATCCTGTCGAAGATCCCTGCGTTCAAGGTCTTGCAGGAGACCCCCTTCTTCAAGACTGCCGAAGGACGCAACGCCCTTGTCAGAGGTGGTAAAGAAGCTCTCAAGCAAGGCGGGGCGGAAGGCGTCACCGAATTTGCTCAGACGCTTATTGAGCGGTACGGCGCGGATAAAGAAGTGTTCTCGAAAGAAGGGTGGTTGGAAGCTTTCAACGCTGGCATCCTTGGGGGGATTGGTGGTGGCATGATGGGTGGTGTTGCTGGTTCAGTACAGAAGCCGGCGACTGACACGAATCTGCTCAAGGACGAAGAGACGAGCGATATTGCAAAAGAACTTCTGAGAGTCAGGAATCAGCCGGTTGTGCCAAGCGTACAGACCGTAACAGAGCCGCCAGCAATGACGGTTCCAGCCTACGAAGGTCCGGTAATGGATGCCGAAGCACCGACTCCCGAAGACCTGGAACTTCAGTCGATGCAGAGAGAGAACGAAAACTACCGTCAGCAGCAGTTGATGGACAAGCAAGACATCCCTACTGTCGAAGAGAAACCTGTTCCGCAAGTCCCTTCCTCATTCAAGACGGCAGACGGCAAAGTGACGGTGAAGACGAAGGCCGTTGGTGAAGGCGTCTTCCAGGTCGAGACAACGAACATTGACGAGTACGGTCACAAGAAGACGTTTGTTCAAGAGATGAGCGCGGAAGACGCCGTTAAGCACATCGACAACGTAACTCCCCCGGTGACGAGGGATCAATATCTTCAGGTCAAAGGAGTCAATGATGAAGAAATGTCCGAAGTGCAAACATCAAATGCTGAAGGCGACCAAAGTCTGTCCGAAGTGCAAAACGAAGGTTCCGTAAATGATAGTCCAGAAACCGGAGGGATGGTACGTCCAGTCGGAGAAGGGGCGCAACCTGGGGGGGGCGTATCAGACAGCGCAGCAAGCGCACTCCCGACAGGCGAAGGTGGAGGAATGCTGCCTCAGGGATCGACCGTCGAAACCGCGCCATCCGAAGAAAGTAAAGCAAGTGCTGAAGCGTCCAAAACGGCTCCCAAAGTAGTCATCAAGTCTCTCTCCGACCTTCCCCCTGGACAACATGAGATCAAGGGCGCAGGGACGTTCCTCGTTGACGACAAGGGAAGAGTGAAGATTCTTCGTGGGACGAAACTTGAAGCAGTCGATCCAATGAGACGGAAGCTGGCAATTGACAAATACAATGGGATAGTCTTAGCTGAGAAGCAGAAGGCGAATCGTGAAGCGTTGAAAGTCGGTAAGACGAAGCAGAAGCAGTTGGCCGAAGAAGCGCGGGGCATTGCTGAAGACGATGCTCCCTACCTCCGTGCCGCCTTACAGAACGTCAAGGATGCTGACTTTGGCAAGATCAGTGTCGATGGAAACGAGACTGAAGCTACCTGGTCAACCTTTGGCGCGTTGATTCCGTACATCAGGGGTACGGGTATCAGTAAAGCTGACGCAGTGAAGATCATGTCGGAAGCGGTTGAGACGGGTAAACTGCCTCCTGAGAAGAACAAAGCAGAGAGAGGCTTGGTAGAGTCTGCCTTGAAGCATGAAAAGGAACGCATCGAGGAAGCGGAGAATCGTGTTGAGACTACTGACGAGCGGCTTGTCCAGCAAGAGATAGCAGAAGAAAGAGACACAGTAGAGGGTGGGGATACGAGTTTTGAATTTGGGGAAGAACCTGAATCTTCACTGCCTTTGATGGAAGGCGATCAATCCAAACTCTTCCCCACTCCCCCGACCTTTGGCAAGAAACCGCAAGGGACAGGAACCGTCTCTGAAACGCCGATGCTCACGGAAATGAAGGAGCGGGAAGCGGAGTCGAAACAAACTTCAATGACCCTTGACATGCTCGGGATGCAGCAGATTTACGAATCGTTGACCGATGGCGTTATGAAGGAACACGCGACAACCGCTTTGGAGAAAGTCCGTAACACTCTCGACAATCCCGGTGGCCTTGGGACATTGGGCAATTGGAAGCAATACTTGGCGAAGCGTTACAAGACTCTCGGGACGTTATCAAGCATCAAGGACTTCACGCATCAGATAACGAAGACCTTTGGTAAAGCCTCCGAGAATGACCGTAAAGCTATTTTCGAGTTCCTGACCGATAAACAGGGTGATGCGTCAACCATCTCTCCCACTCTCAGGGAAGAATCGATCAAGATGAAGCAGATGATCGAGGACATCGGGGATAAACTCGTCGCCTACGGGCTTATCCCTCAAGACGTGATGGACGCAAACCGGGGCGCGTACCTCCCTACCGTCTACCTCAAACACATCCTGGGCAAAGAGGGCTTTCAGGCGATGGGTTCAGGGAAGAAACTCGACCTGACCTACACGAAGAAGAAGTACCTCCGAAAGTCTCTCAAGGAACAAGGTCTGACTGAAGAAGAAATCGACCTGTTTATGAGAACGCAGATGGGGGAGATCAAAGATCCTGCCTATCTCTTGGCGAGGGCGTTTTCCATTCCTTCGAGGGACATGGCAATCATCGACTGGCTGGCGGAAATCGCTACGCATAGCGAATGGGTGTTGCCGAAGTCTCTCATCGAGTGGACTCATTCTGAAAACCCAGTCAGGAGATCAGGAAGAGTCGAGTACAAGAAGAACGCTGACGGTTCTTTTGACCTGAAGATTCACAAGACGAAGATGGTCGAGACGAAACACACTGTTACGTCTTCTGCTCTTGGGAAACTTATCGGCAGCGACAAGATTGCCGACTACATCAAGGCCGGTAAGGGAAAACAGCAGACTCGCAAGGATGACGTAAAGGGGAAGGTCGTTTACAAACCGACTCCCTGGAAGAAGGTCGGGCATATTCAGTACAAGCTCAATCCTGACGGGACGTTTACCCTGAAGATCAAGGAAAAGGTCACGTCTGTTGACGAGTTGAGCGGTGTCAAAGACCTCAAGAGTCTGGTAGGGGAGAAGAAGGCCGATCAGATTCTTAACGACGAAGGGAAGGCGTTGGGGGGGAGGAAGGTCACTCCGTTCTGGCTGGCTGCGGAAGCGAAGAGAATCAGGGAGATGATCCCGCATCTTCCCGAAGCAGATAGAGCCGAAGCGAAGGAAGTTGCAGACAGGATGCAGCGGCTTTCCGACGAAGCAGACGTGAGCGGCAAACTCCCTGACGATTACCGACAGATGCCCGACTCTGCGAAGTACGGCGCTCTTAGAGGCTTGGTAGTTCGGAAGGAGATTTACAGCGACCTGGTAGGCAATATCAACATCTCCATCGGTGAAAAGTCTCTGCCTGAAGAATGGCTCGGGACGGGCGGGAAGATCACGAAACTGACCGGCATGTGGAAATGGGCGAAGGTGGCTGCCAATCCTCCGGCACAGGTGAGGAACTTTATCTCCAACCTCGTCCTGCTCAATCTGTCGGGAATCCCGGTGTATCGTGTGCCGATCAGGATGGCGCAAGCCGTTAAGGAAATCAGGTCAAACGGGAAGCACTGGCAAGTCGCTAAGAAGTACGGTGTCAAGGAAGCGACCTTCTCGAATACGGAGTTGGCACGAATTGAAACAGCCCTCATGGAGATGGCGAACAGAGACTACGGGTTTACGCGAGGCATGAAGAAACTTGCTTCTTCTCTGGCGGCTCTTGATATGAAAGGGGCTAAAGAGGGTGCAAGCGCGGCGTTTAATCCGGTGAAACTTGCCGGGGCGAAGGTAGTCAATGCAACCGGTGATGTTTATCAGTTTATGGAGGCGATGGGTAAAACGGCAAAGATCATTGACGAGATGGAGAACGGTAAATCTGGTGAAGAGGCGGCAATGGAAGCGCATAAATGGCTCTTCGACTACTCACTCGTAGCTCCCGGTGTCAAGTATCTCCGCAATGCGCCGATAGGCATCCCCTTTATTACGTTCATGTCGAAAGTTTTACCTCGTCTTGTCGAGGTTGCCGTTACAAAGCCCTGGCGCTTCACCCCATATGTAGCTATAGCTTACGGGATGCAAGCGGCTGTAGCGGGAATGCTGGACGTTGACGACGATGATCTTGACAAGCTGAGAGAAGCGTTGCCGGAATGGATCAGGGAGAAACAGCATGTCTATTTCCTCCCCTATAAAGACGACGCCGGCAGATGGCAGGTTGTAGACTTGGGCTACTTCTTTCCGTGGACACAATGGACTACGTTTGCCGAAGATGTTGGAGAAGGCGACTTGTGGAAAGCGATGCGGGGGTCTGGAATCCTGGGCGGTCCTCTTCCTGATTTGATCGTCGCGCTCAAGACCAACGTCGATCCTTTCACGCAACGGCCTATCATCGATAAGTACGCTGACCCTGCCGAAAAGGCTGCTCAGATGTTCGGCTACCTCTATCAGATGGCAATGCCTCCCTGGTTGACGCAACGAGGAACGGCGGGAAAACTGTATTCTGCTCTGTCTGAAAACGTGGACAAGTTCGGACTGCCGAAAGCGACTGTCAAACAGGCGGGTCTTTCAATGGCTGGCATCAATCTTTCCGGATTTGACCCTGCCTTGACGAGAGGACAGAACCTCAAGAGGATGGACTTCGAAATCAGCGAAGTGCAGAGACAGGCAAAGAGTGAATTGCAGAACAAGAATCTTTCCGACTCTGAACGCGAAGAGATCCGCGAGAAGTTCAAGAAACGCATCCAGAAAATGAACCTCAAGAAAATAAAGTATGCTGCCAACTCGATGCCGAAGAACGAGTCATTACTACAAAGGAGATGAGCCATGAAAATGTTTCTTGTTGCACTGATTCTGTTGATTGCCGCACCACTTCACGCAACGTCACTGTCGAAGATCAGCTTTTCACCGTATTCGTCGCAAAGTTCCGTGACCTGTAACGTCTTTGGTTATGATAAGCTGGTCTTCACCGATGCCAACGGGACGCATCCGATGCAGGGGGCAACGCTTGACCCTGACTTTACTCGGACGCTGATTCTCGGGACGAAGACGATGCGGAATTATTCTACGACGCTTGGAGGAAAGAAGGTCAGAGGTGCTACGTTTACCTGTACGGTGACGGGAACGAATACGATGGTCAAGGTGAAGGTCGGAACGAATGGTTCAGTGGCGATTCCGTTGACGCTGGACTCGTACAACTTCATCTTGAAAGAGTCTCTATAGTTACTGGCGTTCCCTCCTTCGCCGGGATTGGCCGCTCTGAAAAGGGCGGCTCTTTTTATTAAAAAAGCCCTCGATTTCTCAAGGGCTTTTCTGTTAATGGCCGATAGCGGCTTAGTCTCTCAAAACAACATGCAGGTATTCAGTCGGGTCGCGCATTGGTCATCACCTCCTTTCGGTTTACTCAGCCAGCGTGAAATCCACGTAGAACTTCTGCCCCGGTCTGAACTTCCCGCAAAGATCGGGGTTGTTCACGGTCAATGTCAGCGAACCAGACGGCGTGTAACGAGCAAACGTGTTGTCCTCGCTTTCGCCATTCGGCCCAAAGGGTACGTTCCCGCAAACCGGATATGCCGCCAGTTCTTCACTTGTGGTATCGCCATTTACGCCTACGATACGCTTTACTTGTCCTATTTGCATCTTCGCTCTCATCATGCTGGTCGTTCTCCTTTTACTTGGATTTCAGCGCCGTCACTTCATTCCGCGCTTCCTGGGCAAGCGTCTTGACTTTCATCAGGGCGAGTCTCAGCCTGGTCCCTGCCGCGTTATTCTTCTTGTCGTAAAACTTTACAGCGTCATCATCTGCGGCGGCGATTGCTTCCTTGAGTTCCTGAAACTTGTTCATGTGCTTCCTCCTTGGTTGGTGTGCTGTTATTTTTTAGTCTGACTCTTTTGCATCCCTTTCGCAAAGGCGCTCCATTGGTCAAGCGTCATCAGGATTGCCTCTTCTCTGGTGAAACCGTGCTGTTCAATGTAGCGCTTGACGCACATGGCTTTGAGATCCACGTTAGATTGACAGAATCTTTCCATGAAACCGTAGATTTCAGGACCGTAACTTTGTACGGCTTTGATGGTTTGTGAGACTGCCGGCTTAAATTCCTCGGCTGACTGTGCGATTTCAAGCAATGCTTCGATGTACTCTTTCATCTACTTCCTCCTTTTGGTTGCCTTCTCAAGAGACGCAAGACGTATTGCGTCGATGACTTCTCTTTGTGGCACGATCAGGTTGGATACTAATTGTGCAACTTGGTCTGAATCTATACCGTATTTGAGCACACACGCGTACACTTTACGGAACAACAGTTAAAACAATCACTTTTTGTAATGCTCATGCCAAGCACGGCCCCTTGATTTCGGATACCGTAATTGTGACCCCTGGGCAATCCGCGTAAATCTTCTTCACTTCCGGCATCAAGGCTACTTGCGAATCGTCTTTCCAGATGACACCGGTCAATGCGTCCTTGACACAGCGCACGAGTTTATCAAGGTCCGGTTTTACGATATGCCATACCGGAGCATCAGGGCGTAACTGTTCACTGTTCTTACCGGCGCGGTAATGCCCTTTGATACGCGGCATGTGGAAGGTGAGCGACAGTTTAACTGGTCCAAACATCATCGGCATGTTCTGCATCTGAGCGATGGTTCCTATCATCGATGCCCACGGTTTCTGCTTATCACCGTTGGTCTGCGTGACGATTGCCCTATGCTTTCCCGATGCCTTGCTTTTGATGACGAAGGCTTTTGCGCTGCCCTTAGCAACCGGGACACCTGGGACGAAGAAAGTAATCATTGTTCCTCCACTTCAGGCGGGTCAGGCCACTCGCTATCATCTTCTTTGGGAGAAAAGAGATCCCTGACGTTACTGACCGACTGTTCAGCGGCAAAGTTGAAATCAGTCTGCAACTCTTCAGCGGTCAAGGTCACGGTTTCGACTTCCTCGTAAGTGTCGCAACGGATGATGCGTTTAACACCGTGAGGCACGTCAAACTCAGCGTAGCACTGCACGTCGCGTTCTTCGCAGCCGGCTTGGACGATTTCGGCAATCTCGACGTAGCTTTTTTCAGTATCATCGATCAGGCGCTTCGAGGCTTTGTCATAGGCTTTCTTGTCGAGCTTTGCCTTTGTCCAAATGCTGATGAGGCGGGACATCTCTTCGCCGTTCTCCGACAACTCTTCCTGCGACAGCTTGACAGGGAGTTTACGGGTGAACGGTTTGGACGTGTTGCCTATTGAGACGGCTTCCGTCGTTTCAGGGATGGAGTTGGAATGATCGGCAAGACCATTGACTTCGTTTGTTTCGTCTCCTGCGGTAAAGCCGGTAATGGGACTGAAGCATTCAAATTCTCTCCCCTCGCCGCCTTCCTGCGTGCAATCGGACCCCGCTTCTTTGCACGTTTCCAGTCTTTCACATTGCATTTGCTACCTCCTTTGATTGTGCTGCGAATAACACTGCTTTTCGTAAATGGTCAGGGCATTGAGCAAGTTTGTAATAATGGCAACTCACGGTGCAGGGTCTTGCTTTGCAGTAAAGTGGCTGCATCAACGGTATCCATCTTGAACAAGCCGGCGAACTCATGCGAATGTCAGTGCCGTAACTGTTCGTCCAATCTTTTCCGCGTAATTGACATTTCCAATGAACCTTACCTGACCGCATTTCGTTGGAGTGCTTGTGTTTACACGTCTTGCAACACTCTAACTTAGGTCCACTGCCGGGACGTGCCGCGTAACCATTCGCCTTGTACTTCACTTTTCTGGTTGGCGCGTTGCCAAAAAGATCGGTGTCCATAGGTTACTCAAAAAGACCGCTGGCTTCCTTCTCGGAATCAGTGCCGAACTCAGCTACTTCAGCCTTGCGGATCTCGGCTTCTTCTTCGGGAGAGATGGTGGTTTCGCCGGTAGGTTTATCCGTAAACCTGTTTTTGATCGCATCTGTGGTTGCGGCATCAGCAGGGTTCTTCACTCCTTCAAACCAGTCCCAAGGGGCGCTCATACCGTCTTTGAGACTGTTATAAATCTTCCGCATGTTGACGATTTGAGCCGGCGTAATAGCTTCAAGCCGACGCTGGATTTTCTTCTCAATCATTTCCTGCGTGACGTTGTACGCTGAAAACGCTTCGACAAGTTTCTTGAGTGCGGCAGGGGATGTGTCGGCTTTGGCCTTCAATGTTTCCTCGGTCTGATTGACAATAGCCTCGACTATATCTCCGGGGATGACTCCAAGGATACATGCGCGAAGTCTTCTTGCACCTTGATTCGCGACGAGCTCATATATGTCCCTTGTGTCGGTGAGTTTCACGTTGCCAGTTTTCTTGGAGCGAACGTGCGGGACTTGGAAAACTTTGACTTGCCGCACGTTGGTTTCAACGTCCCAGCAAAATGTTTCGATAGTGCTTTCGTTATTCTGTTGCGAAAGCTCCCTTACGCCGAATTGCAGATTGCCCCAATTCTGAGCGATAGCTTCAGCGGCTCGGATAGAAGGGCCGGTAATTTCGGTTCCTCCCCGGCTATACGAATAAAGCGCCTGCTCTGCAAGCCCTTGACGCTGGAACGCTACCAGCATTCTGTCAAGGGCAACCTTCTCGTCTCGCGGAAACTGTCGTGCGAGGATCATTGCAGCCTGCACTTCAGCAATTGCTCTTTGGCTTTCCGCGACTGCTAACGCGCCTCCCTGTGGTTGTGCTACCATTTCGTTCTTAACGTCACTCATGGGTATTTCTCCTTATGGTAATGCTCAGATTAATGCTTAGAATGCTCAGATGTTGGCTTCAGCGACAAGCTCTATCTGAGCAAGGCGCTCCTGCGCGGAAAATGCTTCATCTTTGGCAAGGGCAAGGATCTTCTTGAAAGCAGTCGCAGCATCCTTGCATCGGGCTTCTGCCAGTTTCTTTGCCTTCTCTGCTGCTTTCTTTTCGGCCTCGGCTTTCTTCCTGGCGACTTCAGCTTCAGTCGCTTTCTCTTCTGCTATCCTGCGTTCTTCAGCTTCTTTTTCCCGTTGGATACGGTCAGCTTCTTCTTTTTCAGCGCGGAGACGGGCTTCCTCTGCTTCGCGTTCCGCTCTCAACTTTGCTTCTTCTATTTCCCGGTGTTCGCGTTCCTGGCGCTCTGCTTCAAGTCGTCTCGCTTCCTGCTCCTGCCGTTCTTTCTCAAAGACTGCGCGTTCCTCGGCCATCTGTTTTTCATGTGCTTCCTTCTCAAGCCTGAACGCCTCCTGCTCGGCGGCGAGTTTAGCGGCGGCTTCCTCTTCCTGTGCCTTCCTGACTCTTTCCTGCTCGGCTTTCTCTGCTTCAAACTTCTCGCGCTCAATTCGGAGGCGTTCGGTTTCGTCTTCCTCGGCTTTCTTGCGGTCGTATATTTCCTGAAGTTTGGCGAGTGCATCAGCCTTTGCGGTTTCGGCAAGACCTTTATATTCACCGTAGGAGTCGTCAACGATGATGCCGTTCAGGTTGGTTATCCCTTGAGCAATGGTGGCGGAAGGATACAGTGCCGCTTCTGCTGGTGCTCCCTGAATCTTGGCAATCTTCCCCTGGATATTGGCGATACGCTGGCGTTCAGCTTCAAGTTTCGCCTGCTTCTCTTCTTCTTTGCGCTTCTCTTCTACCTTGATCTGGTCATCGATAGGCGTTTCAAGGGCGACAAGTTCTGCCGTGATGCGTTTCGCTTCCGCGTCTATCAACTGGCAATGAGCCAAGGCGGGGGCTTTGATCTCTTTCCGTTTTGCCTCAAGCGTCGTCCGGAGAGTCACAAGTTCCCTGCGGTCTTTCTTTGCCTGGTCCATGCCCTGAGTGGTGGTCACGTCATAGGTCACGTTGCTGAGTCTTGTTTTCAACTCGGCCAATGCTGCTTCGGTTGCGCTGTACTCCTGAATTGCTGTCGTCATCACTTCCTCCTGTCTCGTAATGTAATGTCCTTCTTGTCCAACTTATCGCTGCACTCATCGCAGGCTATGAACCAGTTGCAGCCGCAGTCTCGATAACCTAATAGTCTCTTGAGGAAGGCTAGCATGTCTTTCTCTCCGCAAGGAACATCCTACTATCACGAATCGTCCCGTTGATCCTGTTCACGCTCCACGTCCTGATAGTGTCTGAGGTAACAAGCCTGTCGTGGCAGAAGAAGTAAGCGTTCGCGTAGATGTAGGCGATACAGTCTATTAACTTCTCAATCTGCTGGCCCTTGCGGTACGTTCTCGACATTGTTAGCCCTCCTTATGGCTCCCCATAGCAGTCGTAAAGCATTCCAGGCGATTTGTGCTGCGTGGTAAACTCCACCGTCCTTCTCGTTAATAGCTAAAGGTCCGTGTTCTTCGATTTCTTCCAGGTGGCGCTTGATGGCTGAGACGAAGCGGCGGTTCTCGTTGTCAAAATCTTTCTTCCAGTTCTCGTAACCGTAGGTGTCTTCACCGAACTTGAACACTGGCACAAGAGGCTTAACAAATGAAAGCGGCATCACGGAATAATCAAGTTTCCCTTGGTCGAATTTCAAACCGCTCATCCCCTTCGTTCCTCCCATATCTTTTCCTCGATCAGTTCAAGCGCCTTGTCACTGAGCATTTCGTAAATATCAGCGCCATTGACGAAAACTTGTTCAATCAGGGCGAACTCTTCCTCGTCAGGTTCGATCTTGAGGCCGTCTTCACTGCGACCTTTTGAGGCAGGGGTGTAGTCATAGTGGACTTCCATTTCGATGCCGTGAAGGGTGATGAGGGCTTCCATTGTGCCTCCTAGTTTTATAGTTATGCCAACCAAGATGGTACTTCAAATTCATGGTAAAAATCACAGTCGTTTTTGATGATTAACGTACCGTCGCAGGTCTTTTCATAAACTTCAAACAGTGAAGGCAGATGCGGCACCAATTCCAAATTAGGGTAATGGCCTAACTCTCTGCACTCAGCTTCGATAGTTAAGGCGCGGCAGAAATCAATCTGACCGCGTTCAACAGCATACTGGCTAAATCGGCCTACCAACGGGGTGAACGGAGGCTTGGTACTCACGGCGACTAATCTGGATTCCTCTATTTCAAGCCCCACTGAGGCTGCTGCGATGGAATACGCGCCGATCTGTAACCTATATCCAAACTTCTCAATCGACCTTTGAAACGCGAACAGCGACGAATCAGCCGTGCTCTTGAGGTCGTTGATATACGGCTCGTCCAGGTTGTCTAATCGACTTTTAATGCGGATTCCAGTTTCCCGGTCGGTGTAGATGATCGTCACTTCGTTCATTCCAGATTGAAACATCTTGCGCTTGACGACGCAGGGATGCGTATCGATTGCCTGACACGCGCCTTCGATGATTACCTTGTCGTCTGCGGAGAGGATCGTCTTGCCCTGGTTCTGAGACTCAAAGAGGTCCCAAAAATGAATCGCGTTAACTGTCTCGATAGACGGACGTGCTGCGTTGCGCTGCGTGACAGTCGGCTTCTTCGGTGCATCGGCAGGGACAAAAGCGAAACGGGCATTGAGAGCATCGCGGCCTTCGAGCTTGAGGGCGTGGATAGCTGAGCCGAGGGAGAGACTAGGTTTCTCTTCAATCGGCACTTGCGCTGACGCTGGATTGACGATCAGTTGACGGGCGTAACTGGCCGAAAACCAAGGCAGTTTATGATAAACATCCTCGGGTACGTTCTGGTAAATTCCATCCGGCAGGGCAAGTGCTTCTTCGAGTGTGAGCGATTTCATTGCGATACCTTTTTGGATTCTTCATGGACAAAAAACGCAAAAGATACGCCGAAGATTTCCATCAGCTTTGTTATGGTTTTTAGCGACGGCTCAATTTCTTCTTTCTCCCAATTGCGAATTGTCTGACGGCTAACGTCCATTGCTGCGGCCAAATCGTCACTGGACATATTTCGTCCAGCCCTTATCATCTCAAGTCTTTCGCCTGAAAATTTCATTTTGATACCTCCGTTCGTGTGTGATTGTTTTGTAGCATGGTTTAAATTACCACGTCAAGTATTTTTTACAAGTCGGTAAATATTTTTCTTGCAATCTTCTTTTTTCGGGATTATGGTGGCGTCATGTTCAACCAACAGGAAACATCAATGGGAGGTGTCACATGCAACCAGCGGGGGGAAAGCCTCCGCAACAGGGGAAGGGCGGATAACACCTACCGCCCTTTTTCTCCAAAATCTTACTTGACATTAATTATGGCTGTGGTAGGTTGCGGCAAAATTGAATATGACTACGCTATGCCGAGCGTGATAGTCGAGAATGGCTTTCAGACCCTTGCGGGTTTGAGCCTGGGAATCCCCATTGAGTGCGGCATCACTCTTTGGGGATTTCTTTTTAGCCGATGAGCGAAACGAGGGCCACATGAGTAAACCTTTTTTTTACCGTCTTGATGCTGGCGAATTTTTAGCTGCGGTTGTTACGATCCCTGAAGAAAAAAGAGCAGATTGGGTTTTACGTCTCGCATTAGATCTTGTCGCCTGTACTCACAACACCGAATTTTCTGAAAAGCTGATAGACGAGGCTAGAAACTTCAAGGAAAAGAAGGCGTTAGCCGGTAAAATGGGCATGGAAAGTCGTTATAACAAACCACAAACAGAGCTTAACAGTGTTACAACAGAGCCTAACACTGTTATAACACGCGAGAGCAATGATATAACCAGTAGCAGTAGCAGTAACAATAGCAGTAACAATAAAGAAGAAGCTAAAACCTTTTCTGCATCGCTTGATGCAGGGCAAGAAAATGAAGACTTTTATCTGACCGCAAAGAAACGGAAACTGACCGGGGAAAGGTTGACAACCTTCAATCAGTTTATGGATACCTTCGGAGATAAAAGGGGCCGCGCTCAAGCTGCCGATGTCTGGATTGATCTGAAAATAACCCGCAAGGTTTTCGATGACATTATCCGAGGCGCGACGAGGTACGCGAAACAACGGGCCACGATACAAGCGCAAGGGCATACACCAAAGATGGCTCAGGGATGGTTAAGCGGCAGACGATGGGAGGATGAACAGCCGGAAGCGCAACGCAAATTGGAGGTGTGCTTGTGAAAAGCTGGTCAGACTTTGGAATTGAGGTACGTCCAGGCGCATCAGGGAACTATGCTACCACTTGTCCTCAGTGTTCGCCGCATCGCAAAAACCATAAGGCAAAGTGTCTTTCGGTAAACATCGAAGAAGAAATTTGGAACTGCCACCATTGCTCATGGTCGGGTACTCTCAAGCAAGGTACTGACCGGAAATCGAATCCGTGGGAATGGACGCCGAAAGTCTATAAAAAGCCTTCGTACACGGTAAAGCCTCCGAAAAATGAAATGCTGGACTGGTTCCAGAAAAGAGGCATCCCCCCTGAAGTGGTTATCAGAAACAAGATCATTGTCGCAAAGGTCTGGATGCCGCAGGTCGAGGCTGAAGTTGATGTGATGCAGTTCCCCTTTATCCGCAACGGCGAAGTTATCAACATCAAAAGCCGGGACGGGAAAAAAAACTTTCGGCAAGAGAGTGGGGCTGAACGCATCTTTTACGGAATGGACGACGTGACCAGCGGCGTTGCCATTGTGGTCGAAGGTGAAATAGACAAGCTTTCCTGTGAGACTGCCGGCTTTCCTCACACTGTATCTGTGCCTGACGGTGCGCCTTCTCCGAAAGCTAAGGACTATACCAGCAAGTTTGAGTTCCTTGAAAACTGCGAAGAGTGGATCAACCGTGTCGAGAAATTCATCTTGGCTGTTGACAGTGACGAGCCGGGGAAAAAACTTGAAGAGGAATTGGCGCGGCGGCTTGGTAGGGAAAGATGTTACCGGGTACAGTGGCCTTCAGACTGCAAGGATGCCAACGAAGTCTTGGTAAAGCATGGACAGGCTGTCTTGGCGCAGTGTATCGAGATGGCGCGGCCTTATCCGGTTTCAGGGGTCTTTGGTGTGGTTGATTTTGCAGACAGGATCGATCAGCTTTACAATAACGGTGCTCCGAGTGGGGCTAAGGTAGGTTGGCCCTGTATGGATTCGTTGTATTCGGTGAGGCCGGGGCTGTGGACTGTCATTACCGGGATACCGGGGCATGGCAAGTCGGAATTTATGGATGCGATTCTGGTTAATCTGGCGTTCAACTACGGGTGGACGTTTGCGATTTGCAGCCCTGAGAATCAACCGCTTGAGCAGCATTTTGCGAAGATTGCCGAAAAGTACATTGGTAAACCTTTCGGCAAGGGACCAACCGAACGCATGACTCCTGAAGAAAAGGACGATGCGAAGCGGTGGATTGGGGAAAGGTTTACTTTCATTTTGCCGGATAGTGACGAACTGACGGTGAACGGAGTCTTGGCGAAAGCAAAAACGACGATACTCAGACTTGGGATTAAAGGGTTGGTGATTGATCCTTGGAATGAACTCGACCATCAACGACCGATGGGACTTTCAGAAACGGAGTACATTTCAAAATGCCTTACTGTCATCAGAAGATTTGCCAGGGAGCACAACATCCATGTGTGGTTGATTGCTCATCCTGCGAAGCTGGCTAAAGACAAGGATGGGAAATATCCTGTACCAACGCCTTACGACATTTCCGGTTCAGCAAACTGGCGGAATAAAGCCGACAATGCGCTTACCGTTCACCGTGAAGTGCGGGAAGGGGTAAAAGAAGTTCATATCCACGTTCAAAAAATACGCTTCAAGAACGACGGTAAACCTGGGCTGGCTGTGCTGCATTACGATTACGCGACCGGCAGATACAAAGACCCAGAGGACGAGACGCAGAACAAGCATTACAGCGAAGAGTCGGACCAATTAACCTATCCGTTTGAGTAAAGGAGAAAGATCATGTGGGCATTAAGCTACTGTAGGAGTCAAAAAGCGTTTCATATCGGCAGGTTACAAAATGAAGCATCCATGAATATGTCACAAGTGCTTAGAGGCGTAACGCCCCACTACTCCATCATTTTTGTCAGCGCCGACAAAGAAGAAGTCCACGCAAAGGCCGACGAGTTACGAGACACACTATGCCGCTAATCGAAGAACTCGAACGCATCAGAGACGAAATTACCGACTTGGAATTTACCGCTGAACGCTCATTGCAGGTTGACAGGTTGAATCTCGTCATTGATTGGCTCAAGGAGAGGGAGCAATGACCACGTTAAGCCTACTCAATGACACGATTCTCGTCTGCAATCCCGCTGAAGTGCGCCAAGTCTGGACCGATCAGCCGAACGAGCAGAAGTATCGCGTCTGGACTGAGCAGGAAGTGAGACTTGCGACCTTGCTTGACGAAAAGGATCTCCTGGAAATCGTCAAGCGGAAGAAATCGCCAAAAGGGTTCGTGTTTAAGGGTCAGATATAGGCAAGGGACGAACGAGGCTGAGGCAGGAATTGATTTTGAGACAGGGTGAATGGTTGTGGTAGGGTAGGCAAATGCAAACGTGTTATGGCGCAAATTTGGAAGAAACTGAAAAGGGAGGGAGTGATGGAGAAAGTGACCTGCGACTTTTGCATTGGCGGACTTTGCACCCGCCCTCATGTCCACGTTGATATTCGACATTGCCGATGGGCGGCGAGGATACGGCAGAATGGGCAACGGGGGGGATCGGTGGTGGAGTGCTGGCAAAAGAGGAAGTGATAACGGCTTGAGCGTCAGCGGCTTGACCGCTGGACAGCGTTGGTTATAACTCGAACCTCCGCTGTCGAAACTACATACAAAGGAAGGGTGCCATGAAAGACACACACATTTTTGCGGAAGTCCTCGAACCAGAAGCACTGGAACAGTTTGAAAGTGCAATGTCTCAATCGTTCGCCGTCAAAGGCGCTCTGATGCCTGACGCTCACGCTGGGTACTCGCTTCCTATCGGGGCTGTTGTTGCGACCGATGGTGTGATTCTACCTGCATGGGTGGGCTATGACATCGGCTGCGGTATGTGCGCCGTGCCTACCTCGTTTCGACGGGCAGACGTGACTGAGAACGCCGAAAAGATTTTCAATAGCATCTATCGGAGCGTTCCGGTGGGCTTTCGCCACAACCAGAAAGATTCAGTGTGGGATTACTCCGCTCTGCCGCACTCTGCGGCTCTTGACGTGATTTTTGGTAAGAACGGCCTGAAGCAGCTTGCTTCATTAGGTGGCGGAAACCACTTCATTGAAATCGGCCACGATGAAGAGGATGAAATCTGGATCATCATTCACTCTGGCTCGCGGGGGATCGGCCACGCCGTAGCAACCCATTACATGAAACTGGCATCCGGGGACGGCAAGGCTCGTGAGGGGCATTTCGGTTTTGTCGTCGGTTCGGCAGAAGGCCGCAACTACATTGACGATCTTGCTTTCTGCCTTGCTTTTGCCCTGGAGAACCGCCATCAGATCATCCAGCGGGTAGTGCGGGAAATGGCGCATTACTGCGAAGGCTCTGCCGATTGGGGCCGGTTGATAAATCGGAACCATAACCACGCCGAACTGAAAGACGGGCTGTGGATTCACCGTAAAGGGGCCACCCACGCCGAGGCTGGAATGATGGGAGTCATCCCCGGTAACATGCGGGACGGCTCTTTCATCGTGGAAGGAAAGGGCAACCCTGCCGCGCTCTGGTCGAGTTCGCACGGGGCGGGCCGGGTGTTGGGCCGCAAAGCGGCACAGCGTAGCCTGTCCGTGGAGCAGTTTACCGATACCATGCGGGGGATAGTTGCCAAAGTGGACGCTGAGACGCTGGATGAATCGCCTTTCGCGTACAAGGACATTTTCCAGGTAATGCGGCAACAGGCCGACATGGTGGAAATCAAGCATCATATCCGCCCCCTTATCAACATCAAGGGCTAGAGAGTTATAACCAGGCATTATACAAACTTTGCAAGAAAGGCAGAATGCTTGAACTGGCATAAGTACCGATCCAACAAAAGGAAAAGGGTTAAAAATAAAATGGGTGCGTTAAACATCTACAAGCGTTGCGACAATCCTCCCTGCCACTCCCTAGCCCCATACCCTGACCCGTATTGCTGCACACGGTGCAAGAAGAATCATCAGAGTCGGTTGTATCACCTGAGGCATTTCGGACCTACCAGGCACGAAAAGGTTGTCAGGAAGCAGCGCAAAAAGGTGATGACGGATGCTGAACAAGAGCAGATCAACTTGACAGCGACACGGGCGATGGCGAAGAGGATGAAGCAACCGCTTGACAAGCTGGCAGCGCGGAGAATGGGCGCGTTGTGGTAAAAAACGTGACCGGCTAATTGGGGGGAGATATGAGTCAGCAGGACTTGATTGAACTGTGCAACACTGCGATAACTGAAGGGCGTCGTCTTGAATTACGCCTCAAACGAGATCCGCCGGCTGATATGCCGAAAGGATTTTTGATCGAAGAGGACAAGGGGAAGGGGAGGCTGTACGAATTTAACCCCTGGAAAGTTAAAGAATGGGCGATGGGGAAGTAACAACAACTAAGGGAGGAAACAGTAAATGATGGACAATTATGTACAAACTGGTACGACGATTGGCAGTGGCAACGCGGCAGCACTAAAAGCGTCGCCGACAGTAGCAGAAGAGGTCATGAAGTACGCCGCAGCACTGGCAGAACGCGCCGAAATGGTATCTGATAGGGTGGGGTCTAAACTGTTGATGGTAACAACGCCTCCGTGTGATGTTGCTGGATGCCGTGGGGAAGAACCGCAGCGAGAATACCCGCCGCTGTTTGCTGAACTCCGGTCCCGGTTCTATGCCATCGAAAGGGCGCTGGACAACATTCAGTACACGCTTGACCGGACGCAACTGTGAAATGAAAAAAGAGGCCGGGGAATTATCCTCGACCTCTTTTCTTTATTTGTCATGGCAAGCTGTAATGCAACTCTCGGGTTCTCCATTTTTGCTGATAACTATCCCCTCATGTCTCGTCGTTTCTTCTGGCGGTCTTACTAGCAGTGCGGCAAATATCGCCAGTGCTATCAAACTTCCGATCAGCGTCCTCTTCTCGCGTCTCCTCATACCTTACCCTCCTTGTGATGTAATACACAGTCTCAGCTAAAATATAGGCCATTCCTATCAGTAGTAGATGAGACTGAATCCAATTGATGATCTTCAAAACTCCCCCCTCAACCTCGCGGCACATATCGCGGCGGTGATGTCCTCTTTCGTGTGACCGGCAGCTATTAACGCTTTCTGTTGCCAGTTCTTAGTCCCTTTAATGCCGGTGTATACTGTTCGTTGTCGTTTGAGGTAGCGTGTTCCGTCAAGTTCCATTAAATAGACACGCCTCATGGCGACATTGTTTGAATCTTTGACTACAATCACATGGTAAACGTGGCCGGCGAATCGTAAAAGTGGCACCGTTTGATGCGCCCACAGTGAAGGGATTGTTGTAATACACTTTGGGTTGATTTGACCGAGTTCTAGGCAAACGCAATCCCTTAGCATAATCGGTTTCTTCATTTCTCTTCCTCGTTCAAACTCTCGATGATGACCTGCTCTGCTTCTTCGAGGGTATACCCACACGACCTACAGTGATTTGGGAAGCCATGTGTTTTGCACAACGGGCAAAAATGACCTTTATTTTTCATGGCTGGTCCTTATGTGCCGGTTTATAACATTTCGGGTGGTATGCGTTGTCGTTATCATGAATAATCTTGTCGCGTATTCGGTTACCGCAAAGAGAACAGCTAAAATCTTTTCGCTCCCCTTCTTTTACTCGTTTACCTCTTATTGGGGCGGTAGGTTGGTATTTGTGGAGTTCAGTCAAATGTTTCCAGTTTTTACTGTTCAAGATGTAGCCAACGTGTCTTTTTGAAATACCATATTTTTCTGCAATCTCACGCTGGAACATTGATAAACCAATTGCCCTGATTTCAAGTATTTGTGCATCGGTCAATTTAGCACGGCTGTGTGTTTCCCCTTTGCCGTGGTTGCCCCTGCCCTTTGCTTCTTTGTCAAGAAGGTTGTCATAATTGGAACCTAAAAACAGATGATCAGGGCGAACACAAGAAGGATTGTCGCATTTATGTAAAACGCAAGTCCCGTGATAGCCTTCGCCTTCAGGTATCGGGCCGTATGTTAGTTGCCATACAACGCGGTGCGCTGATTGGGTTTTGCCCTCAAAGTCGAATCTCCCATACCCTTTATTATTCTTAGCTGCCAACCACTCCCAACAATCATTTGTCCTTGGTCCTTTCTTTACTTTTTCCCAAAACAACTTCATTTTTTGGCCTCACTTCCCCGGTTGTCAAAGTACATGCTGACGGCGCGGCGGATCAGATCGGATACAGCAAGGCCGGTTTCTTTCTTCTCTTCTTTTAGCTTATCTACCATTTGTTTCGGCAAATTGATTGTTACAACCATAGTGCACCCCTTTAATGATTTAATAAACTATACGTGCAATTTACATTATCATTAAAGGGGCGGTCAAGATATTTATGCACTAGCGCGGATGCGTACCACCTCTCCAAACGGGGGAGGGTTGGCTTGATAGCCTCCAAGGTTAACCCATAGCACCGGGATTCCTGGGTCAGTTCCGAATGAACTACAACACATATCAGTCAAAACGATGATGCATGCCGGGGGCTCTTCGAGGGTGGCGACGTGTTCAAAGATTGGGGCAAAGTCGGTGCCTCCTCCTCCTTTAGCGGTCAATTTAAGCGGCCGCATATCGGGTGTTATAATTTCGGTCTGAGTAATCCGCGTGTCGAAACAAGAGTCAATAACGGTCATATTGTATTGCCCCATCATATCATCGAGTTCGCTTGCAAATTGGTTTTGGAATTGATCAGTGTACGTGCTCCCCGATGTATCACGGTAGGTGGCTGCCGCTCCTATTTCCTGGTTGTAGAGTGAGGGGAGGATAAGACCCCTTGAAAAATAACGCGGGTTCGGGCGCTTCCAGGTGTAGTCATTTCGGGCGGTGCGGTCAATGAACTGTCTAAGCGCTTCTCGCCAATCGACTACAGGCTCTAATAGTTCGTCAACGTACCTTGCAAGGCTTCCCGGCAATTTGCCTGCCATTTTCGCGGCTTGTGCTGCCTGCTGCGTCGCTATTTTCCAGTCCTGCGCGTTCTGCGCCTTGTCTGATTCGCTTGCTGGCTGGCCGTCTTTCCCTGGCAAGTCTCGTACCTCTCCACATTTACCGGGATCGCCTAAATTTGGCTCCTGCGGTCCTTTGCCTTGCTTCCCTGGTCCGTTGCCTGCTCCGTTTCCTTTTCCCGGTCCTGGGCCTTGCGGCGGCTCTGGTAACAGGTTGTAAATTGCTTCGGCTTCCAGGTTTGCAAAGGCGGGTGACAATAGCGTGTCTTTCGGGAGTTGCATGCCTGCGGCTTCGATCAAGGGATTAATTGCATAATCGGCGGCAATGTTCCAGTGTTGCGGGTCGCGTTCTCCCCTGCGGCATTGGTGAGCATTGGCAAGGTGCATTACTTCATGGCACAAAACGCCTTTCAGCTGGTCAATCGGTAGTGAGTCCACAAAGGCGGGGCAATAGCCGATTGATACTCCATCTGTCCACATGGTGCGCTGCTCGGGGTTCGGGATGTAAAGCATGTCATCCTCTATCAACTTGGTTTTCAGGGCGAGTGAACCGAAAAACGGTTGGTCAAGGATCAGGGCACTCCTTGCTTTTCTCATTTTCTGTTCTGCTGTCATTGGTTTGCCTCCTTATCTGGAACATGATTCCAGCGTTTGTATTGCCGGATACGTGCAATAGTGTGGCGGCTAACTCCATAATCTAGCGCAGTATCGGTATGGCTTCTTTTGTCTGCTCTGATTGCAATAATTTGAGTGTTATCTAAGCGCGAAAAAGGGTTATTTTGCCCCTTTAGATTAGGTGCTCTCCCTTTAGTGTTGCGGTCTTGCATGTTGGCTAAATGATTTCCTAAAAATAAATGATCTGGATTCACACAAAAAGGATTGTCACATTTGTGGCAAACACAAATACCGTGATACCCTTCACCTTTTGGTATTGGGCCTCGGTACAATTCCCAAGCAATACGATGAGCAAGAAATATCTTTTTATTCATGCGCATTTGTCCGTATCCAGTTCTTTCAAATATTGCGCCTTCCCATAACCAGCAACCTGACATGGGTTCAGGTACATATTTATCGTCAAACCTTTTTTGTAATGATTCACCTTTCATTGCTTGCGCTCCTTTTCTTTAAAGTAAAGGTCAAGGGCGCGGCGTACGATCTCGGACATGGTTAAACCTGTTGCCTTGCGTTCCTCTTCGATCTTGGTTAGTAGCGGCTTTGGGATTCCTACGTGTGTTGACATGGTGTATTCTCCTTAAATGGTATGTACTGCAATGCACCATAAATAGGACAGAATATGTCCCGTGTCAAGAAGTTATCCACATACCGGGATTGCTCCCGGTTTCGCCGTCGCTACGGCTCGTCAGTGTGGCTAGGCTGCATTCATCCAGCCTGCCATCTTATTCATGATCTCGGCACAATCGTTTGCAACGGTTTGCCGGGTCTTCTTGTCAGTTCTCAATGTGTCGGGTTCGTATGCGGTCAATCTGGCCGATACTTCTTTAGTCAAGCGGTCTAGTTCGGCGTCTCCTGCGATATTGAGGCGGGGTAACAGGTCCACCAATTCAACGATATTTCCAACAAGAGAATCCCTGAAAATAGCATCGGGAGTGCTTAACCGTTCTGCCATTGCTGAAACTGCGGTATGCAGGCGGCTCCATACGTCTCTCATGGCTGCGTCTTGTGCCTGCTGGCTTCTGGCGTCAAGTTCGGCCTTTATCCTGCTCACTTCGGCGTCTCCAAGGTCTACGCGGAAATCTGACGCATCTGGAAGCGGGTCAACCTGCGTTTCAAAGGAATACTTGCTTACAATATTCTCTGCTGAAGGGTAATCAGATTGTACGAATAAGGAATTGAGGCGTATTTTAGCATCCTCGACTAATGCGGGGTACTCGCTTAAAAACTCGGTGACTGCTGCCTGAAATGCGGCTTTATGCTTTCGCATCCCTTCGGAATACGCAAAAAAGTTCGCGGCTGGCAAAATGCGTGCTCCGTCGTCGTTCCAAGGGAGGGTTTGCGCATAGTGAAAAGTTCGGGCGTCTCCTGCTGCGCTCTGTACCTTCTTTAAGGCATTGGTGGCGATAAGGGCTTTATTGTAGCGTCCTGCGTCGTTTGAAGTCTGATATTCCTCTTTTACTTTTGCGGTGGCGGTTTTGTCTATGCGTCTTGCACTCCACACTGATATCGAGAGTCGGGCAAGCATGGCTTTTTTGCTGATTACGTGTGTCATTGTGTTGTCTCCTTTCGTCTCCGGTCTTGTTGCCGGGGTTTGAATACGTTGCATTTGATTTCGCAAAACTGACAGGGGCGCTTATCTACTGCAAAATACAGGTCTATCAAAAAATCGGCTCCCCTTGGTGTTTCGAGCATCCTACAGCCCTTTGTTACGAGGTCGCAAAGGTCGGGCGCTGCCTTTCGCCTCCTTTCCCTAAGTCGTACCATGTCATGAATCCCCCTTTCGATAATGTCCAGTTGGTGGCTGTGACTGCTTATCTGAACCGTTAAGAGGCTTAACGGCTCAATAAACGGTCAAGCTAGATTCTTTTCTTGTTAAAATTTGCTGACTCTTGTGGCGTCATAATCGGCGTTGTGAATGCCTGCTCAACTGTCCATCCGCATTTATCGAGGCGAGCCATTAACGCGAAATAGGAAAGGCTTAAAAACTCGCTCCATTGTTTCAAGTTCTTAGTTTCTCCCCTGAAAGTGATAAGCCGGTTATTTCTCATGTTGTTCATCTGTGTTTTTTGATTGGCCCATATGCAATTACTAGGCTCGTAATTACCGGCGGTGTCTTTGCGTTCTAGGGTCATTCCTTCTGGTCTGTCTCCCATGTCGGCAAGGAAATTTTCAAAAGATTCCCAACGCTCACAAACTGTAATTCCTCTCTCCCCATACCATTTGTATTGTCGGGCGTTTGGGTCTTTGCAGCGTCTACGCATTGCTAGCCAAGTGCGGTAAGCAGGGGTTTTTGATAAACCGTGTGTGCGGTGAATTTGGGCGGTAGTTTCACGCATCAGGCAACCACATGATTTAGTCCCGGTGCGTAAATTGCCGCCTGATACAATAGCAATATTTCCACAATTACACTGGCATTCCCAACGGATCACACCTTTGTCAATTCGGGCGATTCTTGAAACAGTTAAGCGTCCGAACACTCTTCCAGTTAAATCAATTCTTCGCATTTCTTCACCTCGGGCATGTATTTGGAAACTCGCTTACGTTAACATGCCCACGCATAAAGGCACAAGTTAAATTAAAAGCGAACTGTGGACGCTGGCCCATCGGACGAATCCGCGTGAACTGGTAACGGTCGGGGCAAGTTTCACAGCGTCACGCATCAAAAGGACCGAAAATTCAGCGGGTAAACGGTCGCAATACTCCGCAAGTCGATCAATTGTGTTATCGCTGGCCTTCCTCGCAAGACTGCCGCAAAGGGCGTACAGGGTCGCGGGGTCGGTCGGTACTTCTCCTGCCTGGGGATTCATCAAGATCGCGTCAGGGTTCGGAAGGTTGCGACAGATACGCAAAAAACCTAAAAATTCGGCTGCAAAGGCTTCACCGGCTGCACCTGCAATTACGGGGTATTCCAGCTCTTGGGCGATTCCGAGGTTTAAGATCCTGCCTACGTTGGCAACAGTGCGGGGGCAAGGGCTGTTAAACAGGTCGGGGGATGGCTTGAAGTCGTGCAAAAGGTTCGGGCGGAAACGTACAAAAGAAATCAACTCGGTCGGCATGTTGTTGGACAATGCCCAGTTGCACCAGCTGTCAAGGTCGGGTTGGAGTTCTACGATAGTTGTAAAGCGGGATTTAAACGGCTCAAGCATTCCAGTCACGCCGGCGCGGTCCTGCCTCCTGTTGGTTGCTGCAATGAACGTAACAAAAGGGCTAATCGGTGTCCCGTCGCCGGTCTGACGAGCTAACACAAGATTCATAAAACTAAGCTGGACGGCTGGCGCTGCGCCTCCTACATCGTCAAGGAAACAGACAAGCGGTTTTTGGGCTGAAATCAACTGTTTGAGGAATCCAAAAGGGATAAAATCAGCAAGTTGCTGGTTAGCTTCGGTATCAAACCAAGTTGCGCCTAACCCTTTCGGGTCGGTAGGGTCTGACGTGGCACAATACACAGGCAAAAGGGTTGCCTCTGCTTGTGCGGTCGCGTGGTTGACAACATCCGTTTTGCCGGTCCCTGGCGCTCCCTGGATCAATACCGGCTCTCTGGCGGGTATCATCGTTGCTAGAAGCGTCTCAAGCTGTTTCGGGTTTAATGCGATCTCTGACATAGTTTAATCCTCCTTTTCTTCTTCATAATGAATGGTCGCCATAGCAAGGCAATTATTCAGGTTAACGGCGTTGGCTTGGGACCAGTGCAATAAATCGGTTAGAAGGTCGATAATGTCTGTATCTTCCACGTCGAAATCCGCTGTTGTGTAGTCGCGTTCGCTAACGTAGGTTTTTATTGTCTCGTCTATTCTTGCTATACGTTTAGCAATCATGGTTTAGTTGCCTCCTTTGGCTTTATTGATTGCATGGCGAGCTTTTTCTTCTGCGCCTTTCAGCGCGATAGATGTGGAAAACGAGCTATCATCTTTTAATCGGTGCAATGCGTGTGCAAGTGCCTGTTGTGCGTCTTCAAGCGCTTCCAAGAGTTCCGGCGCTGCTGCTATCAAGAGTGCATTCCCGATGGTTTCATAGTCTGCGGGGCTGGCCGTCTGACAGTTTAAAACATTGCCTTCATTTGACATGCATACGACTTTTGCAATAACCTTATTATCAGGCGTGGCGATAAATGGGCCTTGGGTAACTGCTATCCATGGGGCTGGTGTGTGTGTCGGTTTTGTCAATGCGTTCATTCGTGTTACCTCCCTTTAATCATGTGGTATGCGCTCCAAACAAGCACAATAATTCCGCCGATGGTTACGAGTTCCATTAATCCTCCAAAATGACGGTTTCAACCTTTACAGGCTGTTTTGTGTAAATGACAATAGCAAGGCCGTTTCCGTCCTGGGTCGCGGTCAAGAGCGCATCACCTAGTTTTACTGTGGTAATCAAGGGCTGTGTCATTGTGGTTGCTTCCATTGTCTAAACCTCCAAGCCTAATTTGATTGCAATGTGTTTACAGGTATAACAGGGTTCAATGCTGCCGATCTGGTCGCGGTAAATCTTTTGATGCTTTGCAGTCTCTTTGAATGCTGCCAGCGTGCGACAATCAGCGACTTCTTCCAGATGCTTCTTTTCTGCTGCGGTCAAGCTCTTGAACGTGGCGCGTTTCATTACTTCTGTCTCCTTTCCCAATAGGGCGTAAATGCAAAAGGAATATCATACATAGCTTTGCCAGTTATGGCCGATCTAAACCGGGTCACATTGCATTTGAATTCATAGCGGCTGATAATGGCCGTTGTTACTTCGTTGACTGGCACATACAAATCAGAGTAATGGCTCGAAACTTCAATCCCGGCGTCAATCATCTCTTTGTAAATATCCATGGGTTCCTCCGTGGTTGGTATATACCTTAAATGTAAGCATGTATCATGCCACAATTACTCAAGGCGTATAACGCAATATATTCAATGGGTTATAAAATGGAAAAAATGGGAAAGTAAAGGATTCCGACACAAGTGGGAAACTGTCCACAACTTGTCAACACGTTATCACCAGAAAAACTGGCGTAACATATGGATATTTAAGGGAGTCGGGAAATATTACAGAAAAGCTGTGGATAAGTGGCTATTGTGTCAGTCTTTTTTACACTTTCGGGCATAGTCGGCAATGATCTTATCAAGAAATGCTTGGTCAAGAGGTGGGAGGGTTCCAGGGCGGATGTAGTTCTGTAGCATATCGCGGATTGCTGCACCTGGAGTCTTGCCTAATAATCCTGCGATCAGGCGCAATTCCCATGCGAGAGATGGCGGAAGATGGAGACAGAAGGACATATCATTCTTTTCCTTGCGGCTCCGTGGCTGTGCCAGTGGCCAGTAGATCTCATGGGTATAAAGATATTTCCGTTCAAGCTCTCGCCTTGCCAGAATAAAGCGGGGCTGTGGGTCAATGTCCTTTAGGTCGTTGCCGTCCTGGTCGATCCAAGTGAAACCGATAGAGGATTCCAGTAGCTTAACCTCTTGCGCCTCCTGTGTCTGGCGGTTGATCAAGGTAGCGATATATTCAATCCCTTGTCGTGTTGGGATGCGTTTCCCCTTAGAGTTATTCTCTATCATCTCCATATGTCTCTATCCTTTAGCTTAGGTTGCCCCTTGGGGGCTGTGTCGTCAAAAGTCGCGTTTCCCCTGCTGCTGTTCTTCCATACCATACTATAGATACATCCAATCTTTAGCCTCCGGGGTTTCCCTTGGGGGTTCCCCGGTTAAAGGCTAAATAAAGGCATACTATCCTATGTCCTGCCTACTCCAAAGGCCGTACAGGGCAAATTTGGAAGTCGAGCGCATCCCCAAAACAGCCAAAACAGCCGAAAACGGGTTAAATGGGACAGTATCAGATACTGAAGGGAAGAAACAACCGGAAAACAGGAGGCTGCGAAACAGCGGAGAAGCGAGAATACAAAGAGGGGCGGCTCATCGTTTTGGGGTATTATGTTAAGTTCATGCGCGCGCGGCGGCTCTGGTGGCCGATCTAGCTATATTCCAGGGGTGGAAATAGGGTGTGCCGGGAGGGGGAAAGGGCGTGGCAAGGTGGCAGGGATAGGGGCCAAAACACCATAACCGTTGTTTATCGGCACGTTGCGCCATTAACCTAGAAAGGTAGTTAATCAGTACAGCCCATTATGCCCCATTCCAGGCCGATCAGCGCCCTTCAGCCCTGGCCTCCTGCCGGGGGTACCCGGCCACCCCCGTTTACCTCCGTTCCTACATTTATATGTCATGCTTATACTCAAGCCTGCCCCATTTTCTATGTTCCAAATGACCT